CTGATCGCACGTAAATTATGTACAAAACTTTTCGGTCGTAAACCGTGTCGTTTTATTTACCGGTCCCATAGGTTGGATCCTTATAAAAAGGATTTTTATCTAGGAACCGTTGGATCAAACTATGCGTATTCCGAAGTCTTAACTTCCTTTTACAAAGGTAAATTTTACTTAAACCATTGTTCAAGGGGTTAGGATAACTAAGAATATCCTTTATATCGCGTAGTGGGCCGTTAGCAAAGCTATCGGCCTCTTCGTCAATATAAGTGGTATTTATTCTTCTTATAACACTTAAAAGTTCCTTCTTATGAAGGGCCTTGTAAGCATTATAAAGAGGAGACTTAGTTAGTTTTGTCGACTCGACAAAACCATTGGGTGAGAAGTTAGGATCTAACTCCATAACCTTCTGGTTTGTTCTCTGGTTAGCCTCTTCTAAAATGAAGCGGTCTAGATCCATCAGTAATCTTTTTACTGGTTGGTCCGTCCTCCAGGTATTCCTTACCCCTGAAAAGGGGGGGATGACTGGTAGCACTGGAAAGTGTTGCAATGCGGGACAGGTCAGCAGAACATGAGCATCATAATCGTCCTTAAACTTACTGTTGTGAAACAGTTGTTCAAGTACTTTACTATACTCAGAGTCGGAAAAACCACCAGGATCTGAATGGTGGAGTTTCTCGGAAAATACCCTTATAAACTCTAGGAAACCGATAAGGTTCCCTGTTGATTTTATAAGGATATCCGGGGGGATAGGTGAAATTTCACCGCCATCAACGAACAGTCTTTTGGCGATTTCGCCCAGATTCCGCTCAGGAGTACTTTTTATAGATTTTTCTTTAGAAATTTCCATACCAAGTTCTTCTAGAACGGTTTCGTATCCCTCCGTGCCATTCTTACTAGCAATAGCCATGTCATCACCAATTACAGCATAAAAACCTTTATGACTATAATTAATTATGGCATGATGCGTTATTGCCATGGCCGCCCATGAGGATAACATTCCCATAGGCTGACCTACAGCGTAACGTAATTGTCCGCCCGGATGGCTGACTTCTCTGTCAACCAAAAGGGTCTTCCAAAGTGTGCTTAGATTTTTCGGTAATAGGTTTTCCAATACCTTTGCCTGCAAATCTACTGGCATCCTATCTGTCGCGGCCGCTAGGTCGAAACAGTTTAGTTTGCCCGTTTTGGTAAATTTTCTTACCCTTTTACAAATATTAGGGTGTGAGAACGTACCATCACAAGGAAACTTCTTCAGGACTTTCATAAGGTAGTCATGAATAGGTTTCAGCACAGTTTGGGTCCAAATATCAGGTATACATATTACGCGGGTCTTTCCACCCCCTTCTTGAAGGAAGT